TTTTACTTTCAGTTATGAGGGAGACGTGGTAACATTACGAGAATTCATGAAGAAGTATGTGTTTGGTGGATTGATTAGTGAAGCAGATCAAGAAGACCCAAGCTATTGGGAAGATTAAAGATTCCCACTTGCAGTGAATAACCCCAAGATGATAAAATATATTGTGTAAAAGAATAATGACTCCTAGAAAATAATACTTCTGCCACTAGTGCCTGCTAGTGGTTTTTGATTGTTTTTTCCAAGTTTTAATCCATGATGTTGTCATATTAAATGTTGAATAGTCTCCTCTGTAATTATTAATAGATAAATATTTTTGCTAGGAACATTGTTTTTTTACTCATTTTCCCTCACTTTCTAGTTTTTGTAAGTGACTAGAGTGGTGAGACTTTTCCTATTTCTTCCATGATAAGGCTGATATCAGTAGATATTGGCCTTATTTTTTTTAAATTCTCTTTTAAACAAATGTAAGACTAGTGATATATTGGATATCAATCTGTTAAAGATTATGGTTCGAATCCATGCTAGTCTTTTTTTCGTGTGGTAAACACGTTAAAAATTACCCAAGTAGAATCAACCAAGTGTGGTTGTAAAAAACAAACGAAAGGAAATGAAATAAATGTCTTTAGAAGAAATCTTAAAATCACAAGGCCTTACAGATGAACAGATCCAAAAAGTAGTTGGAGAGATGAAACAGAACAAAATCTTTACAGCTGGCGAAGAAAATCTAGATATCAGATATTCAAAGCTTAAAGAAAAATACAATGCACTAGCTAACAAGCCTACTGGAGATGATGACACAAGCAATACAACTGTTGTTAATAAAGATTTAGCAGAACTTCAGAAAAAGGTGAAAGAGTATGAAGCAACAGTAAATGCTCAAACTCAAGCATTAGCAGAAGCTAAAAAAGAAAGTGCGATTAAGATGGCATTAGTTTCATCAAAAGCAAAAACTACAGATATTGACTACTTATTATTCAAACTTAAGAAGGCTAATAGCGAAGTTAAGCTTGATGATAATGGAAATATCGAGAATGTCAAAGAAATAATGGACAATTTAAAGACACAATACCCAAATCAGTTTGAAACAACAACAGCTGGCAAGAGTGTTGATGAATTCAAACTAGGTGAAGGGAACCATGACCAAACATTAACAAAGAATAGCATTTTAAAGATGCCTTATGCAGAGCGAGCAAAGTTATATGCTGAAAACAAAGAAGCATATGAAACTGCTATGCATGAAAATAAATAACAAAGGATGGTGTAAATATGGCATTTACAAAGTTACAAGATGTAGTTAACCCACAGGTTATGGGTGATATGATTAATGCAAAAGTAGAAGCATTAGCAAAATTAGTACCTTATGCAAAAGTTGATACAACATTAGAAGGAGTTCCTGGAGATACAAAGACAGTACCAGCATGGAACTACATTGGAGATGCAGAAGATTTTGACGTTGAGCAGGCTGCAGCAACTGATAAAGAGATTGAAACTGCAAACCTAACTGCATCAGCTAGACAGTTTAAAATCAAATGTGCTGCAAAGTCAGTATCTATTTTACAAACTGCAATCAACTCAGGCCTTGGCGACCCAGTAGGTCAAGCTGAATCACAGTTAACAAAAGCTATTATGGGTAAACTTGACAATGATTTATTAGCTGCAGCATTAGAATCTAAAAATACATATGATGCAAAATCTAAAATCTCATATGCCGGAATTGTTGATGCATGTGATTTATTCAACGAAGAAGTAGTTACAGATAAAGCAATGTTTGTTGCTCCAACACAATTGACTACTTTAAGAAAAGACCCTGACTTTATTGACAAGAATAAATATGGTAATGATGTGATGGTAACAGGTGAAATTGGTATGATCGGTGGTGTTCGTATCGTTCCATCAAAGAAAGTTAAAGCTGAAAACATTGGTACAGATGCAGCTAAAGTTGATGGTTTTAGATGCCCTATCATCAAATTAGAGCCAGCAGACGCTGAAACAGAGTACACAGAAGATGAACTTCCAGCTTTAACAGTATTCTTAAAGAAAGATATACAAGTTGATGCTGAGTACTTCCCTAAGAAGCAGAGAACAGACATTACAGCTACAAAATATTATGGCGCAGCACTTACAAATGAAGGCAAATGCGTAGTTGCTACTTTTAAAAAATAGTATTGTAAAACAAAGGAAAGGAGAAAATGTAAATGATTATATCAATTGAAACACTAAAAGAAAGATATCCGGATATATCGGATGTTACTCAAGACGATTTAGACGCGCTTGAAGATATGATAAGGCATTATACACACAATCCTTTCCAAAATCGTGCAGTGCGTTCTAAAGCATATATAAAAGGTGGTAAAATTCAATGGGTATCCCCTTATTTAAAAGTAGGAGGTACCCTACAAATTACTAAATCAGATTTTAATGATGGAATCTATACTATAACTGCAATAACTTCTGAAGGGATAGCAGTAGATAAGAGACTGTATGACAGTGAATTGCAATGCTTAGTTACTTTGGTTGAATATCCACCGGCTATTGTACGTGGTTTATTAGATATTATTCTGTGGAAGGATAGAAATTCTAAATGGAATAATGGGGAAAATACACCAGTACAAAGCGAAACAATTTCAAGGCATTCTGTCACTTATCAAAGTGATAGTACAGAATCAGATATAGATGAGAACTTTGGAGTGCCAAAAAAATATCTTGCTTTTATGAAACTATACAAGAAAGCGAGGTTCTAGATTCTTATGAAGAAAATTGGTGGAAATATAGATGCTGTTTTACAGACAAGAGATGGATTCACAAGAAATGAAATCGGTGAAAAAATCATAAATTGGAAGGATACAGCATATTTAAAAGGATATATAGATTATTCTACAGGTGAATCACAATATACTAATTATGATAGAAAATTGCAAGAATCAACACATGTTTTTACTTGTGATTATTGCAAAGATGCTGATATAGAAGCAGAGAATGCAAGGCTTATTGTAAAAGGTAAAAGATATGATGTGATTTTAATAGATAATCCGATGGAATTAAATTATCAGTTAGAAATATTCTTAAAATATTCTGGGGTGCAACGCAATGGCAAATAACATAGAATTTAATCTTATTAATAACAAATTAAAGGTTAAACAGAAAATGAATAGTGCAATATATAAATTCCTTGAAGAAGCAAGCGGTGAACTTGTCTCACAAACTAAGAGAAGAACCCCTGTGGATACAGGTCAATTAAAAGGTTCATGGAAATATGTTATTAACTCAGAACATACAGAATCTGAGATTGGAAGCCCTTTAGAAAATGCTATTTGGAATGAGTTTGGAACAGGTGAATATGCATTGCATGGAGATGGAAGGAAAACACCTTGGAGATATGTTGATAGGCATGGCCAAGGCCACACAACACGAGGCAAGAAGCCTCAGAGAACGTTACAACATGCATGGGATGACAATAAGCAGAAAATTCAAGAACGATTTAAGGCTGTAATGAAAGGAGCACTAGACTAAATGACAAATAAAGCACTTAGTTATATAGCTAATAAGCTAGATTCGTTACAGATAGAATATGAATTTATGCAATGGAATGGCAAAGAGATTCCAGAAGCGTATTGGGTAGGAGAATATTCGGAGCAGACTTCTGTTTTTGAAGATGGTGAGCAAGATTCAACTTTTATCCTTACAGGAACTTCTAGGAATTGGAAAGTATTAGAAGATACTAAAGCGATAATTAAAGAAGTTTTCCCACCAATAGGTGGAGATATAGCAAGTTTTGAAGATGGTTCTAAGCTTGCTATTTTTTATGAAAATGCATATCCCGTGCCTACTGGAAATGCAGAGCTTAAAAGATTACAAATTAATTTATTATTTAAAGAATGGAGTGTGTAATATATGAGCGTTGGTTCAGAATTTAAATCATCAGGAATTACAAAAGATTCGCCTGAGAACATGCTATTAGGAGCTGGAACAATCCACAAAGGTTTAAAATATGACCCAGTAAAAAAAGCATGGAACTTTTCAGAATCACTTTTATTTGCAACAAGCGGTGGTTCTAAGTTAAAAATCAAGCCTACATTCACAGATTATGACGTTGATGGTGCTACAGTTAAGATTAAAGGATTTCAGAGAAAAACAGGTGAAACAGCAACACTTGAAACAAATCCTATTGAAATTACACCTGAAGTATTTAAGATGTCGTTAGTAGGTGATGAAAAAGATAGTGAGATTGCAGAAGGATACAAAGAGATTACTTCTAGAGCATTGATTACAGAAGGAGATTACCTTGAGAATCTTGCATATGTTGGTAAGAAAGCTAATGGTACACCTGTAATTATTATATTCGACTATGCTATCTGTACATCTGGCCTTGAACTTGAAGGCAAGAATAAAGAAGCCTCTACACCTACACTTGAATTTGAATGTGTAGCAGAGACTTCTCCTGAAGCTGATCGCCTTCCATGGCATATTTTTTACCCTAAAGCTGATTCAGAAGCAAATACAAACACAGATGCAGGAAATAAAGGCAAAACAGAGTAGTAGTTATTTATAGTTACTTAAAAGAGAAAGGATGAAACAACAATGGAATATAAATTTCGAAGATTAGAAGCAAAAGATGTTTTTCCAATGTCTAGAATTATTACAAAAATTGGATTTAAAGAATTTAAAGAGGCGTTTGCTGATGAAAATGTGCAAAAGAATATTTCAAGCAAAAAGAGTGCAAATGCAATTGGTATGGCAGTAATGTTGAATATTGCTGGCATTGTAATTGGCAATTTATCAAAATGTGAAACAGACTTGTACGAATTCTTTGCAAGTGTTACAGACTTATCTGCTGGTGAAATAAAAGAAGCGCCATTAGCTGATTTTACTAATATGATTGTAGATTTAGTAAAGCATGATGACTTCAAGGATTTTTTGAAGGTTGTTTCAAAATTACTCAAATAGGTAATATTAAATTTATGGACTTGGTGTTTGCAAGATACTCAAGTCCTTTTTTATTAATGAATCAAATGATTCACTGTGGTTGCTTTGCGGAGTTTATAGATGAATTTATAGCTGACGAAAATGAAAGAAGGCAATATGATTATTGGGTTCATAAAGTTTGGGATATGAGTTTTGATGAGTTCAAGGAAAAAAATAATGCTGTTCAAGATTCTTCATTTATTAGTGAAGAAGAAGTTGGAGCAACTGTTAAAGAATCGATTGATTTATTAAATAATTTTAAACCACAATAGGAGAATAAAAGATGGACTTATTTAAACTATGTGGAACAATTGCCATAGATAATAATAGCGCCAACAGGGCAATTGATGAAACAACCAGCAAGGCAGAAGGCGCAGGAGGTAGAATACCTGGAGCATTTAAGAAAGTAGGCGGTGCAGTCGCTGCATTCTTTGCAGCAGATAAAATAGTACAATTTGGAAAGAATGTTGTTGACACTACAGCAAGTTTTGAAGACTCTATGCTAAAAACTCAATCATTGATGGGCGCTAGTGATTCAGACTATAAGAAATTGAAAGCTAGTGCACTTGAATGGGGTTCAAAGACGGCATGGAGTGCAAAAGATGTTGCAGATGCCATGGGATATATGGCATTGGCTGGATGGAATACAAATGAAACTTTAAATGCAACAGGCGGAATGTTAAATTTAGCTAGCGCATCAGGTGAAGATTTAGCTACAGTAACTGATATTTTAACTGATGCAACAACAGGCTTTGGTGATTCAGCAAAAGATGCAAATAGATATGCAGATGTTTTGGCAACAACACAAGCTAAATCAAATACAACTGTTGGTTTACTTGGAGAATCGTTTAAATATGTTTCATCACTAGCTGGATCATATGGATATAAATTAGAAGATGTATCAACAGCATTAGGAATCATGGCAAATGCTGGCGTTAAAGGTTCAATGTCAGGTACAGCGCTTTCAAGCATTATTACACGTTTGGGTAATAATACAAGTGGTGCAAGAGATGCTGTGGAAAAGTTAGGAGTACAGTTTTATAACCAGGACGGAACGGCTAGGAACTTATCAGATGTATTAAAAGATATGTGTGATGCCACTAAAGGAATGACAGTTGAGCAAAAAGCAAACTTTGCTCAAACAGTAGCAGGACAAGACGCACAAAAAGGTTTATTAGCAATATTAAATCAAGGAAGCGGAGCTTATTCAAAACTAGAAAAAGAAATCAAAAATTGTAGTGGAACATCAGCAAGAATGGCAAAGAATATGGAAAGTGGTGTTGGCGGCGGAATTAGAAATTTACAATCAGCACTAGAAGGATTCAAAATTGCATTAGGGGAGAAGTTTTCTAAACCATTAGGAGACACCTTAAAAAAAGTTGCTAGTTTTATTACAAATTCAGTTGTGCCTAACATGGGTAAAATGGTTTCTGCTGCATCCAAAATTGGGAACGTGCTCAAGTATATAATCCCACTATTTGCCACGTTTAAGGCAGGAATGGCTATAGGTAACGCTGTTGTAACATTTCAAAAAGCTCAAGTTGCTTTAGCATTATTCAGTGCACAAGCAGAAGGCGCCTCAATTGCACAAGCAGCGCTTAATGGGACATTAACATTAGGTGAAACAATTACAGGAATCATGACAGGACAAATTTCATTAGCTTCATTGGCTCAAGAAAAACTAAACATTGCAATGTCTGCAAATCCTATTGGATTAGTGATTACATTAATTGGTGCTTTAGTAATTGCTTTTATTGCGCTATGGAATAATTGTAAGCCGTTTAGAGAATTTTGGCTGAGTTTGTGGAAAGACGTAAAGAAAGCATTAGAGCCTGTAATAAGTAAATTAAAGACAGGCTTTTCTGAAGCATGGAAAGTGATTAAGCAAGTATGGGGTGTGGCTTCTTCATTTTTCAAAGGCGTTTGGGAAGCAATCAAGGTTATTTTTACGCCTGTAGCAAAAGTACTTGGTGAAGGCTTCAAACATGCATGGGAAGTAATAAAGGCTACATGGGGAGTTGCCACAGCATATTTCAAAGCGATATTTGAAACAATCAAAGGTGTGTTCACTGTTGTAAAAGATGTTCTATCTGGTGATTTTAGCGGCGCATGGGAAGCTATAAAAGGAATTGTTGGAGCATGGGGTGATTACTTCAAGGCTATTTGGGAACAAATAAAAGTAGTATTTTCTCCAGTAACTAACTTCTTTAGTAGTGTATTTGGTGGTGCTATTTCAGCAGTTAGCGGTGTATTCTCAGGCTTAGTTTCAACCGTACAATCTGTATTTGAGATAATTAAAAACGTGATTCAAGTTGCTATCATGTTTATTGGTAACATCATTAAGCTTGCATTTAATATAATCACATTACCTTGGCAATTTATATGGCAGAACTGTAAGGGAGTAATAATTCCAATATTTGATTCTATAAAGGCAGTTATTCAAAATGTTTTAAGTAATATTGGCTCATTTATTTCAGCTATACTTAATACTATTCACAACACATTCTCAACAGTATTTAATGCAATAAAAACTGTAGTAACAACAGTATTTAATGCAATATCATCTGTTGTAAGCCCAATATGGAACGGAATTAAAAATACCATATCGAATGTTATACATTCTATAGCAAGCGTTATTAGTTCGGTTTGGAATGGAATTAAAGGCACTATTACATCTATTTTAAATGGAATTAAAAGTGTATTCAGTTCTATATGGAACGGAATTAAAAGTGTTGTTACAGGCGCCATTAATGGTGTTAAAGGTGTTGTATCTAGTGGTATGAATGCAGTGAAAAGTGTAATTGGTGGCCCATTAAATGCCATCAAATCTAAATTCTCTTCAATTTTTAACGCAGTTAAAAGCATTGTTACAGGTGCTATTAACAATGTTAAAAGTGTAATGCATTTTAGTTGGAGTTTGCCACACTTGAAACTTCCACATTTTTCAATCAAAGGTGGCTTTAAACTAGATCCACCATCTGTTCCTTCGTTTGGAATATCTTGGTACAAAAAGGCTTATGAAAATGCTGTAGAATTTGCTCACCCAACAGTCCTTGGAACAGCTGGAGGCTTAAAAGGATTTGGAGATGGCACAGGTTCAGAAATGGTTGTCGGAAAAGCTAATCTGTTTAATATGATTAAGGAAGCTTCTGGAAGTAATCAAGATGCTGTAGCAGATAAATTAGATACGTTAATTAATATGTTATCAACATATTTGCCAGTCTTAATGCAACAGAAACAAATTGTTTTAGACAGCGGAGCGCTTGTAGGCCAAACAGTTCCACTAATAGACAAAGAATTAGGCTTAATTGCCAAGAGGAAAGGTAGGAGCTAAATAATATGCGAGGAATTAAAATTGGCGACAAACATACTTTTATAGATTGGGGCTTAGTGCTTACTAAACGCCCTGAAATAGGAGCACCAAGCGTCAAAACCAATCTTATTGATATCCCAGGACTAGATGGCCAACTTGACTTATCAGAAGCAGTAACAAATCATCCTACATATTCAACACGCCCTGCTAAATTTACATTTATAACATTAGGAGATAGGAATTCATGGTTTAACCTATCTTCTGATATTATGGATTATTTACATGGCAATGTTTTAACATGTGTACTTGATGAAGACCCTGAATATTATTATAAAGGCAGATTTACATTGAGTTCTTTTGATATAAATACTGATAAGAAAAGTGCAAAAGTAGAAATTTCAGGAACGCTTGAGCCATTTAAATATTGTAGAGCATCAACTTGTGATCCATGGCTTTGGGATACATTTAGATTTGATACAGGTGTAATAAAACCTTCTGAATATTTAAAACAAGAGGTTCATTACGAACGAACATTTAAAATAAAAGGGCATAACCGCTTAGCTGTTGTAAGAATAGATACAACAGATGAAATAGATTTGACATGTAACAGCAATAAATATCACTTAAATCAAGGCAATAATATTTTAGAACTTGATTTGAAAGATGGGAATAACCTATTAATATTTAATGGATATTCTACTGTAACAATAGATTATGTAGAGAAGAGGTTATAGATAGCATGTATAAAATATATGTAGATAATAAATTGTTATACGTTCCAAGTTCTGAAATTCATACTGTTATTTCACCGGAACTTCAATTAGAAGTTAATTCGGCAGGTTCACTACAATTAACAATTCCACCAACAAATCCACTTGCAGACAAAATCAAAAGGATGAAATCAGTTATTAAAGTAGAACAGGATAGTAATGAAATATGGGCTGGACGTGTAACGGAAGATAATGTGGATTTTTTTAATCAACACAAGATTTATTGCGAAGGCGAATTAGCATATTTGAATGATTCAATTCAACCACCACATGAATTCCATGATATGTCAGTTGTTGCATTTATGGAATATTTAATTGAAGAACATAATAAGCAAGTTCAACCATTCCAACAATTTAAGCTTGGAATGGTGACTGTTAATGCAACTAATAGTGATAATACTTTATATCGTTATACTAATTTTGAATCAACGCTTAAAGCTATTAAAGACAAGTTGGTTGATAGATTAGGTGGTTATCTTAGAATAAGAAAGAAAGATGGAGTTAGATATATAGATTATCTAGCAGAAGCAACACAAACTTGCAATCAATCAATTGAATTTGGAAAGAATTTATTGGATTTTAGCAAAGATTTTAATGCGAGTGATATCGCAACAGCTATTATTCCTTTAGGAGCACAGCTTGACAGTTCACCTATTGCAGCATTAACTGCATATACAACTATAGAAAGTGTAAATAATGGTGTACCATGGATTCAATCAGAATCAGCTGTTAAAGAATTAGGCTGGATTGTTCAAACAGTTAATTGGAATGATGTGCATGAGCCTGCCATTTTAAAGAAAAAGGCTACTAAATATTTAGAAGAGGCGCAGTTTGAGAAGCTTACATTGGAAGTAAAAGCGGTTGATTTGCATAATTTAGATACAACAATTGAATCAGTTAAATTATTAGATAATATCAATGTAATCTCTAAGCCACATGGCTTGCATAAGAATTTTATGGTAACAAAGCGAACAATCCCGCTGCAGAATCCTGAGAATGAATCATTTACACTTGGATCAGAACTAAAAGTAACACTAACGGATTCTCAAAAACAGACAAATGATAAGTTAATATCTATGATTGAGAACACTCATAGCAGTGAACGTTTATTAGAAGATGCAAGGAAGAATGCTACAGAAATAATTAATGGTGCAACTCATGGCAATATTATTACAGAAAAAGACCAAATTTTAATAATGGATACTGACAATCCTAAAACTGCAAAGAATGTGTGGCGCTGGAACCTTGGAGGATTTGGATATTCCAAGAATGGTGTTGAAGGACCATTCGAAACAGCAATAACTATGGATGGTAGAATTGTTGCTGATTTTATTAAAGCAGGAATTCTAGAGGGGGTTCAGCTTATATCTAGGAATCCATTGTCTAAAGGTTACATTGAAACATATGGTGGAGTTTTAATGACACATGATGAAAATGGAAGCGAAGGCTTAAATTTTTTCGACAGAGAAATCACTTTTAAGTCGTGGAGCGTGCCAGGACTAGCAATTGGGAAAGTATCTACTATAGATTCTGAAGATGCGAGTAAACAAGCACTTGGAATTGGCTGTTATAATGCGTTAAGTCTGGGCAAGATAGTTGGACCAGCTGCAAATCAATATGTCCAAAACTGGATGAGAATATCTAATGATAACAAATTAGAAATTGCAACATATCCAGCAGATAGTAACAAAGAAGGGCATTATGCCCTTAAAGCATCCGAGCAGGAAGGAACTTTGATTAGAAATGGGACTGCAAATATGATGGGCCGTCCTGTTGTTTCGTTCGCAAGTGCTGATGGTGATGGCGAACATAACATATCTTTTACCTGGACGGGCAATAGACTGGAAGCATATGTAGATGGACAATATGTAAGGACATTATAATAAGGTAGGGAAAGGAATAAAACCATGATTGATATTAGTAAATACATAGAACAAATTAAGACTGCAGTTTATGGTGGTGAGGTTCGCGGATCTATTTGCGACGCATTAGAGACTATGGCGACAGAAGCAAGTGAATCTGTCGCGACTGCCGTTAAAAATGCTACAGATTCTAGAGAATCGGCTAAAAATGCAGAACAATTTGCAAAAGCAGCAGAAAAGAGTGCTCAAGATGCTTATTCGGTTACTCCAGATGGGGTGAAACAAGTTGTTGAGCGCGTTAATAACCTTGAGAATACAATTGATTTAAAAATCAATAAAAATATTGGTAGTGAAAATCATGATAAATTTATGCAAGTAGATGCATCTGGTAATGTGATTCCAAAAGAACTTCCAATTGCAAGTGCAACAACTCAAGGTGTTGTGAAGCTTGGCGATGATTTTAAAGTAGATTCAAAAGGACTATTAAAATTAGCAACAGTTGAAGAAAGATTAAAAGCATTAGAACAAAAGCAAGAATCAGGATTCCCAATAGGCTATGTCATGATTACAAAAGGAAACACAAATCCAGGCACATGGACTGCTGGCACATGGGAAGCTTATGCAAAAGGCAAAATGCTAATTGGTGCAGATGATACAGGAACTTATGTTAAAAATGGCTATTCTTATTCTTTTAAAGGTGGAACGACTGGTGGAGAATATAACCATCAGTTGACAATTGATGAAATGCCAAGCCACACGCATGAGCCAATGTCACTCGCTTATGGTAATGCAAGTGCAAGCCCTAAAGGTCTTAATTATGCTGAGACTAGCGTTGGAAAACAAACTCAAGGGTGGCTCTCATATTCTGGTGGGAATCAAGCACACAATAACCTACCACCATATGTTGCAACATATATGTGGGTAAGAGTTAAATAATAAATTTTAGTAACAAATTGATTTGAATTAATAAACTAATCGAAGGAGCAACATAAATGACACAACAAAGGGGATTTGGATATAATAGTAACGTATTTTTTGAAGCAAAGAGAAATCATAGATATAGTATTCAATATTTTTCACAAATGCCACAATATATTGAAATATCACAAGCAAATACAGATAATTTTATAGCAAGAGCGCAGATTATAGTTTCATCAAAAGGTGATGTAATAAATCACAATATATATGGCAAATTAATTACTGTAGAAGTAACTGATGAGAGCATGTCAAATAACGAATTTTATTTTGAATGTGATTGTGATGGATATATCATGATGCATGCTAGCGATGCTATTATAGTTAAAGACTTAGGCGAATTGAAACTATCTGAGAATAATTCAGAGAAAGAAGCTAGTCAAACAAAAACTGATGATAATGTAGAAATAATGCAAAACAAATCCAATATAGATGAGTAAGGAGAAAAATAACCATGGATACACAAATAGCTCAGATTATTACTGCAGTAATTGGCTCTTCTGGAATTTCATCAATTATTTTGTATTTGTTACAACGTAAAGATGGAGTCAGAAAAGATATTAAAGTGCTTGAAGATAAATTAGATAGATTATCTAATAGAATTGACGAGCATGAAGAAAAAAGGCAACGGGATAAAGCAGAACAAGCAAGATTACAAATATTGCGTTTTGATGATGAATTGCTAAATAATGTAAAACACAGTAAAGAATATTATCATCAGATTTTAAAAGCTATAGATTTATATGATAAATTCTGCAAAAGGAATCCTGACTTTCCAAATTCACAAGCAGTATTTGCTGAAAAGCATGTAAAAGAATCATATGAGCAATGCTTAGTGAAAAATGATTTCTTATAACTATAAATAAAGTCAGCACACATTATTAAAATGTGTGCTTTTTTAATACTTAAAAAAAGGAGAGTGTACTACTTATTATGAAAAAATCAGTATTTAATGAAACAATTGATACAAAAATTTGGATGAAAGCAGCAGGCATTAGAGCTGTTAAAACAATGGCTCAATCACTTATTGCAGTAATAGGAGCTTCTACAACGATTGGAACAGTTGATTGGAAAGTTGCAATTAGTACTTCTTGTTTAGCTGCAATATTATCAATTTTAACTTCTATCAGTGGCCTTCCAGAAGTAGAAGAACATGGAGAAGAGAAAGAGGAGGTGTAATTATGGCAGTTATTATTGGCTCAGCTAGATGTGATGAAAGAGGTAAGCTGTCAGGTGGACAGCCCGGAGATCAGACTGGGAAAGAAGTAATGGAACAAGAATTTTATATCCATAAAAAGGGCTGGTACATTTTAAGACCGAAAAGTGAAACAAAAGCTAGAATTATTGCACAAGCAATGCAACAAGCATGCAATAATAGCAATATTGGATATAATCAAAACAATAGGGGCGGTGTGATTGTTCAATTAAACAGATACAAAACATTAGGTGCAATAGCAATTGCGACAGAATGTGATTGCTCTACATTAGTTAGAGCATGCTGTATGCAAGCAGGAATTAATGTTAGTAATTTTACCACCTATAACGAAGTGCCAGCATTAGTTAGCACAGGTGAATTTGATAATCTTGGCAAATTAGTTAGTGCTTCACAAGTTAGATTGGGAGATGTTTTATGTACATGTTCAAAAGGACACACAGTTGTTGTTACACAAGCACCAGCAAGAACTAGAACTTGTGTTAGCAACCCAACAACATATAAGGTTGGAAGTACTTATACAGTTTGTGCATCTGCTTTATCCGTCAGAACTGGTCCTGGAACTAATTACAGAAGAAAATCACATGCAGAATTATCTGCAGATGCAAAGAAACATGATCCTAATCACAATGGAACAATGGTTAATGGAACAAGGATTAGTTGTAAAGAATTAAGAACTGTTGGTAGTGATATTTGGTTCAGAAGTCCTTCTGGTTGGATGGCTGCTCATTATAGAGGAGATGTTTATATAAAATAGAGAGATAACAAGCATGTAGCTTACATTAGGGCTCTAAAATGTGATAAACAGTAGCAGTTGCCGTTTCAGTTGAAGAAGCAGCTAAAGAAGGTAAATTCTAATTAGTTAAAAATATTCTTTAAAATATATTGCACTGAAAGTTAAGTAGGCTTTTAGTGCACGAGACACCATGTATGGTATATGCCGTGCATGGTGTCTTTTTTTGTAATCATTAGATTATAAAAAGTAAGTAGCAGGCAAACAACAAGCAGGTAGCAGGCAAGTAACAAGCAGGTAACTTACAATTACATTAAATTAAGAAAAAATATCAAGTGATAAAAAATATACTTAGTTGTTTCTGCTTAGAATTTGATTTTTTCTATTTCATTTATCAAATCAGAAATGTTGCGGTGTGTATAAGTGCTTTCAGTCACATCTGTTATTGCGTGGCCAACGATTCTTTTTAGAACATATTCATCTATCTTATAATGTTTTGCAAGAGTAATGAAAGTATGCCTTGTGTCGTGTGGTCGGTGTTTCATTTCTAAAGAGTTCATAATTTTATCAAACCTATGTTTATATTTGTCATAATTCATTGTTGGACCTGTTTGGCTTGATGTGTCAAAGAATAGTGTATGTGAATTGATTTCTTTAGATTTATCAAGAGATTCTCTTACGATAGGGAGTATGCAGTGGTGAATTGGTACAATTCTATTTTTCCCCGTAGTTGTTTTATTACCGCCTATAATATATCGCTCATTTATATGTATGTTGTCTGCCTTCAAGGTTGCTAATTCTTGTGGCCTAAACCCAGTATATATTCCAATTAATATCATATCTACAAAAGGCAAAGAGTTTTTGGCATCCCAAAGCTGTTTGATTTCTTCAACACTGAAAGGAATCCTAGTTATAATTCTTTCACCAGTCTTAACTGAATTGCATAACTCAGCATAATTTTTATCTACTATATCATATTTTAATGCATATCTGTACATGAGATTATATAATGATTTCATTCTACCTTTTGTTGCTGATCCAATATCTGCGGATTGTATTGTGTGTTCTAAATCAGCCACTCTTATATCTTTTATTAGCATGTTATGAAGAGGCTTACTATGGTTGTAAGCTGATTTCCATGTTCGGCATGCTGAAGGAACTATGTTTTGAAAATGTTCTGAAGACCACTTCTCATATACATCTGTAAAAGTAAGCGTGTTGTTGTTTTGAATTGATCGTTTTGGAATTAAATTATAATCAGACAAGGCACGCAATGCTTCTGATCTATTAGGATATGAACCTAAATAATACCGTTTTTGAAGAACTTTGTTGTTTTCAATTATCCATTTATCAGTTTTAACTGCGCACCATGGATTGCGCCTTTTCCCTTTTTGTTTATAAACTGAACCATAACCGTTAGGAAGTCTCATTTATATTCACTCCTCATTTTGTGCAAAAAAATAACTTGCTTTATTCACTCACATGTTGTAGCAAGTGAATAATCAAGTATATGTTTTCTAGTGTCTTTGAATACTTCGGATAACAGTTCCGATAACTTTATATGCTTGTTTGAAATCTTCATAGCTTATAAACTGCATTGGCACTAGTTGGTTATATGATTCTAACATATATCCATTGCCTAGTTTAATTATGTTGTAGCATTCAAATAACGAGCTTTTAATGTTATATAAGACATTTAATTTATTGCTTGTAAGCACATTGGCTTTTTTAAAGATCAAGATTGAATTTTGTGAAATTTGTGGTTCCATATTTGAAGAATTATATATTAATCCGGCAAGCAATGACATATCTTTGTCACACGCTGAAATGTATTCATATGTGATTTCTTTACTAGATGTTGAAAATATAGGTAAACGATATAAGTTAGATTTAATACCTACAGTAGATACTGGCTCAGATAGTTTGTTTTTATATAATTCATAAAAATTTTCTTTTGAATTATCATCAGTTGAAAATTCGGAAATATTAATATTTTCGGTTTTCCACATCTGATCAGATTCTCCTGAAAGCCATTCAACGTCAACATTAAAATACTCAGCTATTCTTTTCATTTTGTCATATTTAGGCGTACTTTTGCCATTTTTCCAGTCGCTTAAAGTAGAAGGTGCAATACCTGTTTCTCTTGAAACTTGAGACACTTTAATATGCTTTTCATCTAATAATTGTTTAAAACGTTCGTACATATGGTTCTCCTTTATTGCTATATAATTCGGGTTTTACTAAAAAAATAAGAAAAATTCGTAAAACCCTATTGACATATTAAGAAAACCGTACTATTATATAGTTGCAAACGGAAATCCGAATATGTTTAATAAATTAACCACTATTATTATATCGGTATTCCGTCACGATTACAAGTAAATTATGGAAGGAGGAAAACTGATATGGTTATGCCATCTTATAAAAAGTATGAGTCTCTGATTGTTGCTAATGATATTACTACAGCACAAGTTTCAATGAAAACAGGAGTTCCAGCGTCATCACTTAGTGATTGGAAATGCGGTAAGACATTCCCTAAAATTGACAAGATTTGGACTCTTGCTAAATTCTTTAATGTTAAAGTTGAAGACTTATTAGAAGAAATCTAGGAGGAATTGATGTGAAACGAATGACGGTTAAAGAAGCAGCAGAACTTTTGAATGTGAATCCACAGTATATAAGAGTAGGCTTACAGCAGAAAAAATTCAAGTGGGGATACGCAAAAAAAGGAACTTCAAAATGGCATTATTACATTGATCAGGAGAGCCTGGAGAAAGAAATAAAAGAGACACAGGGAAAAAGGCATGATTGAAATTTTAACTTTTGAAGAATTCGAAGATGCAGTTCAAGACAAGCTTGAATATAGCATGAGCTTCAATACAATTTATGTGAATGATGCAGAAATTGATGCAGAAGTGAGATGCCCATATGGCCAGCCAAGCAACTTTGAAGAGCGAAATGAAGCAATTGAAAAAGCTAGCAAAGATGAATGGTTTTTAGAGCGCTTATGGAAAGATTACGTAAAGAACTTATTATATGTATAACTAAATAATACGACTAGACAAATAACCACGATAATGGACAAAAATTGGTAGTAAAAAGGGTTTTAGAGTTTTAACTGACAAATATTAGGCATCTAGTGCGACAGTAACTAAGTACTTAAAGTATCCAGCTACAATGCATTGTGTTTTTTATTGCTTGAAATTCAAAACAATTCTATTATATCGATTAAAAATCCAAACAAAAAAGTTATGATATCTAGTCTTGGTTAAAACAGCCAAGACTATTTGTGGTGCTAGTTTAAAGAACAGGAGATAAAAAATGAAAATATCAGACAGAGTGGTAATGCAAAAAGATGATGTTCAATATAGGACAAAGCACGAAGCTAAACTTCAGCTAGCAAATATGATAGCTGAAGATATGGTACTGCTAAATCTTATACATTTTAAAGCTATTCGCCATGGCAATACTTTGGCATTGCGAGGAAAAGTTGAAGCTGCAGAAACATGTGAAAACCTCAACGAAACATATCATGAAGTAGACGAATTCATATGTAGTAATTGTGGGCTTCATTTAGAAGATTGGAATCGTATTGTAACTGACAAATATGACGGTGAAATATATTATAAAGAATTCAAGCTAAGGTATTGCCCTAAATGTGGCGCAATAGTTAAGGACAAAGGAGCGAAGATGAATGAATAATAAAGAATTCGATTTAAAACTACGAGAAAAGGTCTTTGAAGTATTCCCATGGGGAAAAATTATTACAACATACGATTATAAATGTGAAGTTATAGAAGTATCATTTATATTTTACTGTATGGATGAGACGAGAAGCCGATATTGGAGCTTTTCAAAACACTTGATTGATAGCGCAGGAAATGAAATTATTGAAAACATTGCTAACGAAATAAGAAGACTGGTCAAGAATGCGAAAGGCGAAAAACAAGCAGATCTTGCATATTATGCAGATCAATTAGCCAGCGACTAGAATACTTTATTTTTTTGATATGTACAATTGAATAAAGTAAAGTGTAAAAGAAAAGATATTTAATCACATAAGGAGAAAAAATAATGTTCAATCAAAAAAGAATATTAAAATTATCGCAAAAAAATGCTAAAAAGATAGAAAAAGAAAGAATTAAAGCAGATATTGATATCATAAAAACACGCATAAAAGATGCCGCAAAGAGTGGGCAAACTTGCACATATTTTTCTAGATTGTCTCTTGCTGAAATTAAATGGCTAGAGAAACGCAACTTTTTAGTAACAAAAGTAACTGTACATGGATATGACGTTGAATGGTAAAGGAAGAAAAGAAAATGGTAAAGAAAAGAAGCAGATATGAAGGTGAAATGTTAGTTGGCTATGAAGGACTAGCTATAGCAATTTTACGACAATCAAGTGCTGATTATAGAGTTGCAAAATTCAATATGTGTCCAAACTCAGAATATATTCTTAAAGAATGCGAAAGATTTTTTAATTCAAGTTGGTATGAAGCACTTACGACAGTTGAACCAGAAGAGTTCAAAAGAAGAAGTATAGGAAAGATATGTACTGCATTTGTTTCGATAAATGGCATCATTTATGTTAAAGATGAAAAACGTTTGCTCGTATCAATAAAAGATATTATCACATTAGCACCATTAAATATCAAAGTAGGTGGAAGCATGTATTCACGAATCGGACCAAAATGGAAGGCAGAAGCAGAAGAATATGCAATTGTTTCTGAAGTAGGCACTTTGAGAGGAATACGATTATGGGATATTGATACTGCAATAAAATTTTTGCAAAGTGCACACAGAAGACCAAATGCTGCAGCTATAGAAAAGGAAATTAAAAAATCAGCAAAACTAGCTAGAAAGATTTTAAAGATTGGAGCTGAAGAGCAGTGTTAGAAATGAAAATATGTAATGGTCATGAGGATTGGTTGCATGCAAGAAGAGGAAGAATAGGTGGAAGTGATGCTGCTGCAGTCTTAGGATGTAACCCATGGATGACAAATGTTCAATTGTGGAGATATAAAACAGGCAAAGCTAAGCAAAAGGATATTTCTGATAAAGAAGTTGTTAAATATGGTAACAACGCAGAGCCACTTTTAAGACGGTTGTTTGCTTTAGACTTCCCGCAATATGAAGTTTTATATGAAGAAAACAACATATTTTTCAATAGTAAAATGCCATGGGCACATGCTTCTTTAGATGGATGGTTAGTTGATAAAGAAACAGGAAGAAAAGGCATTTTAGAAATAAAAACATCAACTATTTCTGGAGCAACATCTTCTTTGAAATGGAGAGATAGAAATGGCAATGATGTTGTTCCACAAAATTATTATATCCAAGTTTTGCATTATTTAATGGTTACAGGCTTTGATTTTGCAATTTTAAAAGCACAAATTAAATCAGAATGGAATGATGATTTAAGGCTACAGACAAAGCATTATTATTTAGATCGGACAGATGTAGAAGAGGATATTAAGTATTTGCAGGAACAAGAAAGCAAATTTTATTACAACTATATAGCAAAAGATGTAAGGCCTAATGCAGTTTTACCTGGTATTTAAAGATTGGAGACAAAAGACATGAACAATACAGAATTAAAAATATTTAGTAACAATGAATTTGGAAATATAAGAACAATGATGATTAACAATGAACCTTACTTTGTAGGAAAAGACGTGGCTGAAATCCTTGGATATAGCAACTCGAGAAAAGCGATTGGGGATCATGTTGATGAAGAAGATAAGGAGGTAACGAAATGTGCCACCCCTGGTGGAACACAAAATTTAACCATAATCAATGAGGTAGGCTTATATAGTTTAATTCTTTCGAGCAAACTTACTACAGCAAAGGAATTCAAACATTGGGTAACAGCAGAGGTTCTTCCAAGCATTCGAAAGCATGGAGCATATATGACAGGGGACACAATTCAAAGAGCATTAGAATCACCTGATTTTCTTATTGAACTTGCTACAAAGTTAAAGACAGAGCAAGAGCAACGAAAGAGGCTAGAGGAAGAAAACAACAAAATGAAACCAAAAGCATTATTTGCTGAAAGCGTGCAAGCAAGTCAAACAACAATTTTAATAGGAGAATTAGCAAAGATTTTAAGAGGAAATGGAGTGAATATAGGTGCAAAGAGATTGTTCGAGTGGATGAGAAAGCAAGGATATCTAATTAATAGAAAAGGCTCAGATTGGAATATGCCAACGCAAAGAGCAATGGATTTAGGACTATTCAAGATAAAAGAAACAGTTGTAACACATGCTAGTGGAAATACAACGATTAACAAAACAACAAAAGTAACTGGCAAAGGCCAAGTGTACTTTGTAAATAAATTAACTAAAGAATATGCATAGGAGGAAGAAATGATGGAATTAAACGTTAAAGAAGTAGCATTACCAAAGAAAATTGAATGGAATTATGAGGAATTAAAAGCAGAAATAGCAGAAAAAGCTAAGACATATGAAACAATGGTTTACACAGATGACCAGATTAAAATAGCAAAAAGCGATAAAGCAAAATTGAACCACTTAAAGAAAGCATTAAATGATGAAAGAATAGCAAGAGAACGAGAATACATGAAACCATTTAATGAGTTTAAATCTCAGATAAATGAAATTATCTCAATCATTGATAAACCTGTTTCAATCATAGATAAGCAGGTAAAAGAATATGACCAAATTAAGAAACGAGAGAAAGCAAAGAAGTGTCTAGAACTGTTTGAAGAACTTAATTGTAATTATGATTGGCTTGATTATAGCAAGGTTAGTAATCCTAAATGGACTAACACAACTTTTACATTGAAAAAAGTGCAAGAAGAAATTGAAGGAAAGCTTGAGCAAATTGAAAATGACTTAAATACGTTATCGAGCCTTGAAGCATTTTCTTTTGAAGCAATTGAAGAATATAAGAGATCTCTTGATGTTGGAAAAGCTATTGCTGAAGGTCAAAGGCTTGTGGCTATCCAGAAGAGAAAAGAAGAGATGGAACGTAGAAAAGCGGAGCAAGAACGAATTCAAAAAGAGAATGAGCGAAAAGCTCAGGAGTTAGCTCAGCAGCTTGCGAAGCAAGAACAGCAAAGGATACTTGAAGAGCAATCACAAAAATCAGAAGAGGGTAACCTTCCAGGACAAATGGAAATAACAGATTATCCAAATGCAATTCCAGAAGGATATCAAGTTGAGACAGTAAAAGGTGAAGAAGCAGAACCAGCTGCTGCATGGATTAGATTTGAAGCAAAATTAACAACTGAGCAAGCATACAAATTAAAAGACTTTTTCGAAGGAAATAAAATTGAATTTAGAGCTATTTAACAAGTGAAGGAAGGAAACGATACAAAATGAATTTAGATGTAATAACAATCCAAGACTGCGAAGAGTTATATAAGTTTAAAGGAATTGCAGTTGTAATTGAGGATGGAAAAGTAACTGATTTTAGAGGAAAGGATAGTAAAAATGCTTAATATGATTACAAGACAACAGGCAATAACAACACTAGGAATTTTAGAAACTAGTGGTCTTTTAAGTAAAGAAATACAAAACAGACTTGCAGATATAATCAAATGTATCCAAGGCGAGCAAGAAGGTGTTCATTGGTGGGGTGCAGAACGTAGTGATTATTGCTTGGCAAGATATCGTCAAAAAGATATATCTGAAAAAGAAAAAACTGATTATGAAAATATTTTGTTAAAGCATATGTTTTGGCCATCATGTATGGAACTACAAAATCATACTGTAAATATAAATAACTATTAAGAAAAAGGAGAAAAACAAATGAAGATGACAAACACATTAGCAACACAAAGAACTCAACAAGGAGGTTTAGCAACATATCTAACAAAAGCTGCTGTAAAACAGCAAATTAATAACATTGTAGGTGGAAACGCTCAAAGATTTACAAGTGCAATTATTAGCGCAGTAACCGTTAACCAGGAATTGCAGAGATGTTCAAATCAAAGCATTTTATCAGGAGCATTATTAGGTGAGAGCCTCAAACTTTCACCTTCTCCACAGCTTGGACAGTATTATTTAGTGCCATTTAATGACAAACAAAGAGGCAAGGTCGCTCAATTTCAGCTTGGATATAAAGGATATATTCAGTTGGCAGTGCGTTCTGGCTATTATAGAAAGTTAAATGTTGTAGCTATAAAAGAAGGCGAATTAATAAAATTCAATCCGCTTACTGAAGAAATTGATGTAAGACTAATTGAAGATGAAGATATAAGAGAGAACACACCAACAATTGGTTATTATGCAATGTTTGAATACACAAACGGCTTTAGAAAAGCTATTTATTGGAGCAAAGCTAGAATGGAAAACCACGCAAAGAAATATAGTGCTGGATATTCAAGAGATTTACAGCGTGGAACTCAGTACACTTTTTGGAGCAAAGATTTTGACGCAATGGCGTATAAGACAATGCTAAGACAGTTGATCAGTAAATGGGGAATCATGTCAATTGATATGCAAAACGCAGTAGAAAGTGATATGGCAGTGATTAACGAAGATGGAAGTAAAGACTATGTAGACAATGCAGAGAATATTATAGATGAACCTAGTGAATATGAATCAACAGCAGAAGCAACAGAACAGCCACAGGACACAATCAAAGACGATAGTCGAACAAATACCCAACAAGATGTTGCAAGTGCGTTATTCAGTAAATAAAGCACTTTTAACATATATGGTTGAAACACCTTAAGAAACTTCTCCAGATGGAATTTAATATACCACAAATATTAATAACATCTTAGTTACCTAGTAAGCATTGTGGCTGCATTGGTAATTCTGCAAGCCACAGTGCATTAAATTTAAGTAAAAAGCAGTGTAGCCTAACAATCCTACACTTTAGAATAAAAACCTTAAATAAGGGTATTTAAAGGACATATACAATGAAATACAAAAAAAGCAAATATCATGCAAAAAAAGTCGTGATTGACGGAATAACATTTGATTCAAAAAAAGAAGGAAAAAGGTATAAGCAACTTGTTGAAATGCAGGAAAAAGGCGAGATATCAAACCTTCAAAGACAAGTTAAATATCTTTTAATACCGGCACAGCGAGAACCAAACACAATAGGACCACGAGGTGGAATCAAAAAAGGTAAGTTATTAGAAAGAGAGTGTAGCTATATCGCTGATTTCGTTTATGACATGAACGGATCAAAAGTAGTTGAAGATACAAAAGGAATGCGAACAACAGAATACATAATTAAGCGAAAGCTAATGTTATATGTTCACAAAATAAAAATTAAAGAGGTTTAAAGGAGAAAAGATATGGAATATATTACAAAAGAGGAAAAAAGAAAACTTATAGAAATGGTTATTGCAGAGGCTAAAAGAGTTAATACACTTGCTGCTGGGAGAACAATTATGATTATAAGAAAAGAGGACTAAGACAATATGGCAGAGCGAAAAAGATACTATTGGTTAAAACTTAAGAAGGACTTCTTTACTTCAAAGAGAATGAAAAAGCTGAGAAAAATAGCAGGTGGTGATACATATACAATAATTTATCTAAAGATGATGCTGGCAACAATGCAAGATGATGGAGTAATCTACTATGAAGGTGTTGAAGATACTTTAGCAGATGAAATAGCACTTGACTTAGACGAAGACAGAGACAATGTTGAAGTAGTGTTGCAGTTCTTAAAAGCAAATGATTTATTAGTAGAGCTTGAAGATGATGCTTTTAAATTAACAGAAGTAGATGAACTTGTAGGCAAAGAAGGTTCAGCTGCTGAGAGAATGAGAAGATTAAGAGCTAAGAAAAAAGTGCATAATATTGAACAACAAATCAACAACAAAATTGTTAATATTGACGATAAAACGTCACATTGTGACGCTGATGTGACGCAATGTGACACTGATGTGACGCAACCGTTACGCATGAGTGACGTAGAGATAGATAAAGAGATAGATAAAGAGATAGATAAAGAGATAGATAAAGAGATAGATAAAGAGATAGAGAGAGATACAGAGAGTAACCACAACAGACTCTTGAAAGAGTCTCGTAATCAGACAGAGTCTGATCACCCTCTCATCAATACTCCAAAACAAATTAGAACCAATTACCAGGAGATAGTGGATCTATTTCATAAGACATGTAAATCTTATCCTGTATTAAAAAGCTTGACTGAGAGTAGAAAGAAAGCAATCAAAGCAAGACTTAACAAATATAGCATTGATGATATTCAAACAGTATTTAACAAAGCAGAAGCATCTGACTTTATGAAAGGTAGTAATAACAGAAATTGGATGGCTAACTTTGATTGGATGTTAAAAGAGTCAAACTTTGTCAAAATTTTAGAAGGCAAATATGACAATTGGGAAGCAAAAGAAAAGAATACTGTTTTTAGTAAAAATAAATCAACACAAGATATGTCAAAAGAAGAATATTTAAAACTATGGGAGAACATATAAATGACTAGAGACGACACAAAGAAGCTATTGCTAGCAATTACAACAATGTATCCAAACTACAAAGCAGATAACAAAGCACTTATGGTTGATTTGTGGTCTGAAATGTTAAGAGAGTATGACTATAACACAATAATGCAAGGCTTAAAAGCATATATAACAACAGATACATCAGGATTCGCACCAAGCATTGGCAAGCTGATACAGATGTGTAATGACTTAAATAAGCCAAGAGCAGTAAGTGATTTAGAAGCATGGTCACTAGTTTATAAGGCTATATGTAATTCAAACTACAACGCAATTGATGAATACAATAAATTGCCACCACAAGTGCAAACAGCAGTTGGAGACGTTGGCAACCTTAAGCAATGGGCAATGTTAGATACTAGAAGCGTGAAATCTGTTATCCAGTCGCAGTTTTTACGAAGCTACAGAGATGTAGTGCAAATAGACAAGGAAAAGATGAGATTGCCTGAATCAATGCAAGAAAGATATAAAGTTTTACAAGATGCCACTATAAAGCAATTAAACCCACTTTAAAAGCAAAATAAAAAATCAACCATAACTTGTTCACCTAACTAGGCTTAAAAGCTTAGATGGGCAAAATATAAGCAAAAAAAGGTATATACAAAGAGAAAGAGATAAGGAGAAAACGAAAATGAGATACAGAACATTTAATAAACCAAGCCAGAAGGCGTTAGCAAAACAGAAAAGCCACAAGGTATATAGGACACCAGTACAACAGGTAAATGATGCAAAAATCATGGAAGCAGCGCAGCATGCAACGCTTATTGGAATTATAGGCACATTGTACGATACTACAGATTTATTTTTTGAGGAAGGTGTGATAAGCCCAGCAGAAGAAGCAAGGGATGAAATAAAAAGAAAAATGAAAAAATGGAGATTATCAGATAAGCACCAAGCAGAAATAAATGAGCTATTAGACATCATTTTTGAAAGATTAAGAGTAGATGCAGACACATTGCTACAAAGATATAATGTTTTGATGAACTCAATGGAAAAAGGCAAAGATGATTGGCAGAAAATCGAGAAAGGTATAAATAGGCATTTAAACATTTCAATCATTGATGATGGAAGATAACAAGCAAATTTACAGTAGTATGTAAAGGCTAGCATTGAACAAAATGTATTTGATAAAATTAAATTACAACAATACGAAGGGAACTTGAAGGGAGAGAGCATAATGGTAAGAGATATCAGTAAAAAAATCATAGAAATAAATTACAAGATAGCAGATTTAGAGCTAAAGAAAGCATTAATTTTATCTAATATGTGTTCGGCGAGAAGCATGAGCATTGGTGAAGATAAAGTTCAAACATCACATAACAACTGTGGTTTGGAAGATGGCTTTTCAAAAATATCAGAAATAGAGGAAACTATGAGTAAATATTCAGATAGACTTGTAAGGCTTCAAGATAAATTAACACGAGTTTTGAGAGAAGCACAAATGTGTGAAATAATCTCAGAAAACGCAAAAGAGGTACTTGCAAAAAGATACATTGATTTAAAGCCTTGGAATATAATTTGCAATGAAATGGCAATGAATTATAGAACGATAAGAAGTATTGAAAGACGTGCATTTGATAAGTTAGAAAAAGCTAGCATTACATAGAAAAGGACATGAAGTGAATAAGCAAACATGATATAATTATATAAGTAGAAGTGTTTTTATTTGGCGTAAGGCATAAACCTTGCGCTTTTTTTATTCATACAAGCATCACATGAAGTGGTGCTTTTTTTAGTTAAGAAAGAAGGTGAATAGAGTGACAGAGAAACAAAGAAGATTTTGTTTAGCATTCGCTAAAAGTGGCAACGCAACGCAGTCAGCGAAGGATGCAGGATACTCTGCAAATTCGGCAGGAGTTACAGGCCCAAAACTATTAAAAAACAAAGAAGTAATAGCTGAATTGCAACGAATCACACGAGATTTCAATACAAAAGCAGTTATGGAAGCAGAAGAAATACAACAGATATTAACATCTATTGCAAGAGGGCAAGAGACAGAAGAAGTAATATTGCCAAAAGGATGTGGAGATGGAGTGCAAGAGATAGTTCATGACCGCAAAACAGCAAGTGCAGCTGACAAGATAAAAGCATTGCAGTTATTAGCGAGAATGCAAGGAGTGTTAGATAGCTCAACGACAGTCAATGTTGTGATGCCAAAATTTGGTGGAGAAAGTGATATAGATGATTAGCTATAAGAATATCTATCTTCCGGATCTAGTCGGTAAAGGGTATGGCAAGTTTTGGAGATGTAAATGTAGATATCGAGTTGTTAAAGGTAGCCGAGGCAGTAAGAAATCTAAGACTACAGCGCTTAACTTGATATATAGGCTAATGAAATATCCAGGCTCTAATCTGTTAGTTGTAAGAAAAACTTATAGAACGCTTAAGGATTCATGCTTCACGGAACTTAAATGGGCAATTAGAACATTGTGTGTAGACAAATTATGGAAGATAAAAGAAAGCCCACTTGAAATGGAATATATTCCAACAGGGCAAAAGATATATTTCAGAGGCTTAGATGACCCATTGAAAGTAACATCAATAACAGTTGATACTGGAGTGCTTTGCTGGGCATGGCTAGAAGAAGCCTATGAAGTGCTGTCAGAAGCAGACTTTGATACATTAGATGAATCAATAAGAGGCGCAATTCCTAAAGAATATTCCAATCTATTTAAGCAATGGACAATTACTTTTAATCCGTGGAGCGAGAAGCATTGGCTAAAGCATAGATTTTTTGATAAGCAAAGCAAGGACATCTTGGCGCTGACAACAACATATAAATGCAATGAGTGGTTAGATGAATCAGATCTAAAAGTATTCAAGGAAATGAAACTGCGAAATCCACGAAGATATGCTGTTGCTGGCGAAGGCAAGTGGGGTGTCGCAGATGGCTTGGTATATGAGAATTGGAGAGAGGAAAACTACACATTAGATGAGCTAGATAGAAGTAAGCTTATTACTATATGTGGCCTTGATTTTGGTTATACAAACGACCCAACAGCAATGGTGATAGCTTTGTTAGATTTACATGAAAGTAAGTTGTATGTTTGGGATGAAATTTATAAAAAAGGTATGTCAAATAAGGACATATACAAAACAGTGACAGCCATGGGATATGGCAAAGAACACATAACCGCAGATTCTGCTGAGCCTAAATCAATAGACGAGTTAAAAGGCTATGGTTTAAGAATTAAAGGCGCAAAGAAGGGCAAAGATTCCATAAGCAACGGAATACAGTGGATTCAAGATTTAGAAATAATAATACATCCAAGGTGCGTTAATTTCATTACAGAAATCACAAACTATACATGGGCTAAAGATAAGTTTGGCAATACGTTGAATATACCAATAGATGATTTTAACCATTTGATGGATGCAATGAGATATGGATGCGAGCAGTACATCAGGAAAAAGAAATGGTTGTATTAGCAAAATAATAAGAAAGAGGTAAAACACATGATAATTACAGGAATGAAAGAATTTGAAGAAGTATGCAAAGATAAATTAGTAGAATGGTATAACGCAAGAGCAACATCCAACAAACTTCCAAAGATTAATAAAGAAAACACATTTGTTGTGTGGTGCTGTAAGACATTACAAAACTATAAAGCACTCTTAAGTACAGATGTAAGTGGTGATGGTATTTATGCAGAATACACTTACAATGGTGACAAAACAGAACTATATGAAGATGTATATAGTAAAGTGTCTAACAAAGCATACACAGAGTAGATATAAGGAGAATTAGAACATGTTACAGATTGAAGAGATAAAGCAATTGCTTGAGATGGCCAAACTAGATGCAGGAAGGCGAGAAGCAATTTTAGGACAACAGTATTACGAAGCTCACCATGAGATACTACAACTAAGAATGTTTTATTTTGATGAAGATGGAGTATTACAGGAAGACACAATAAGAAATAATGCTAGAATCTGTCATCCGTTCTTTACTGAGTTAGTAGATCAGCAAGTACAATACATGCTTTCAGGAGCAGATGAAGGATTCATAAAAGCAAAGAAGAGTGTTCCAGAACTTCAAAACGAGTTGGATATTTATTTCAATGATGATTTTAATTCAGAGTTATCAGATGTTTTGTTAGACGTTTGCACAAAAGGATATGGATATATGCATGCCTATAAAGGCAGTGATGATAGATTACATTTTCAGTATGCAGATTCATTAGGAGTTGTGGAAGTAAGGGCAAAGGATTCAGATGACCATTGTGAATATATTATATATTGGTATGTTGAACGAGTAGATAAGGGAAATAAGGTTGTAAAGAAAATACAAGTAAGTGATAGCGAAAAGACGTGGTTTTATGTGCAAGTTGGTTCAGGTAAAATTGAGATAGATACTGAACAGCCAATAAATCCACGTCCTTTGTATATGTTCACAAAAGATGGTGGTGAAGAAAAGTATTGGTCTCCACTTGGCTTTGTTCCATTCTTTAGATTAGATAATAACAAAAAGAGAAAATCTAACTTGGCTCCAATCAAATCTTTGATAGATGATTATGACATCATGGCTTGTGGATTATCTAACAATCTCCAGGACTTCGACCACCCATTATATGTGGTTAAAGGGTTTGATGGGGATTCGTTAGATGAATTAACTTTTAACCTAAAGACCAAGAAAACAATAGGAGTTGAAGAAGAAGGCGGAGTAGAAGTCAAAACAATAGATATTCCGGTAGAAGCACGCAAAACAAAGCTTGAACTGGATGAAAAGAATATCTACAGATTCGGAATGGGATTCAACTCGGCTCAAATGGGCGATGGGAATATAACAAATATTGTTATTCGTTCAAGATATGCACTCTTAGACCTTAAATGCGACAAGCTAGAGAAGAGACTCAAGCAATTCCTAAAGAGAATAATTAGGGTTGTTATAGCTGAAATAAATGCTAAGCATGGCACTATGTACACTGAGAATGATGTCTTTATAAGATTCAAGCGAGAAATAATGACCAATGCGCAAGATAATGCACAAATAGAGCTTACAAACGCACAAAGAAGGCAAGTAGAAGTGAATACAATTCTATCACTTAGCAATATATTTGATAATGAGACTGTAGCAAAACATTTATGTGATGCGTTGGATATAGACTTTGAAGATGTAAAAGGGAAGTTATTAACCCAAGACGAAGATGAGCTTGAAAAAGTCATGCAAACATTAAACGAGGTTGAATCAGATGAACAAAAGGCAGAAGGAAATACTACAGAATCAGCTTAAGCAAGAAAAGGAAGTATTAAAGAAGCTTAAGAAAAGTTATCAAAACGCATTAGAAAGCATTAATGAAGAATTGCTAAAACTAATGGCAAGGGCACAAGAAGAACCAATGGGAGCACAAAATGTTATATATCAGATTCAATATCAGAGGCAACTCAAAGCAAACGTTGAAGGAATATTAGCAGAATTAAGCAAGGAATCAACCAAGACAATCAATGAACACTTGGAAAACAGTTATACAGATTCATTTATTGGGACCATGTATGATTTGCATGGACAAGGAGTGCCATTAGTATTGCCAATAGACAAGAATGAAGTGCATAAAGCATTAACAAACAATGTAGCCTTATCAAAAGGACTATACAACCATTTAAATATAAGCACAGTGAAGACGTGCCACAGCATCCAAAGAAATCTATCATCTGGACTAGCACAAGGGCAAAGCTATATTGACATAGCAAGAGCAATAGAAAGAGACATGATGGGAAATAGAACCAAAGGTGGTGGTGGTCTCCTTGCATATGCAGATAGAATAGCGAGAACAGAAGGACACAGAGTGCAAAACCAAGCCACACTAGATGCTCAGAATAAAGCAAAGCAGAATGGAGCTGATGTTGTTAAACAATGGGATGCAACACTAGATGGCAAAACAAGACAATGGCACGCTGCTGCAGATGGGCAGATAAAAGAAGTTGGTGAAGCTTTTGAAGTTGGCGGAGAATTAATGCAAGCCCCAGGAATAGGTGGAAGCGCTAGAAATGTATGTAATTGTCGTTGTGCTTTGCTCCAAAGGGCAAGATGGGCACTAGATCGGGATGAACTTAACACGCTTAAAGAGCGAGCAGAGTATTTTGGATTAGACAAAACAAAGAGTTTTGAAGAGTTTAGAAAAAAATATAATGTTGCAGCACTGAAACTAGATTTGCAGATGTTTGCTAGGAAGAATGACACGTATATATCCAAAAGTAAAGATAAAAAAATTCTTAAAAAGAACATACAAAAATATGGTTACTCATATGAAGAGGTTGAACAATGGAAAGATTATTTCGATAAAGAATTTGCAAAGGGTGTTAAAGACCCATTAGGGAAAACAATCTACAATAGGCAAGATAGATATGTACATTTGGCAAAGCATTTTGTGGAGACTGGTTTAAGTGAAAAGTATATAGATGAGGTAATAGATGGAATAGAGAACCCTAAGGCGATTTATTCTACAAAGGATATAAATGGCGCTATATCAAGGTGTTACTTCACCGATTATCTAAACCCCCAAAAGGCTAGTGAACGATTGTGTATTTTCGTTAGGAATGATATAATAAGTGCATATCACATGGATAATTCAAAGATAAAGAGACTACAGAAGGGTGGAAGATTTATATGGAAGAAATAACAAGAAAAGAAGTATATTTTGGATATGATGACTTGGAAGCATGTGAAGATTCTATTACAATTGAATTCCCAGGGGTGATTGTAAAAACTTCAAGTGTTTGGTCTTCATATATGGATAACAAGCATGAAAATGAATATGAAGTAAATTTTCAAACTGAGCATAGGGGCGGTAGGAGTAAAGAATTACCAATATGGATGGAAATCGTAAATTATCCAGGATTAGAGCCATACATAGATGAGCCGGACTGCTTACCTGGTTTTACTTTCAGTTATGAGGGAGACGTGGTAACATTACGAGAATTCATGAAGAAGTATGTGTTTGGTGG